TGAAGATATGGGGTACTACGGGGACTGAAAAAGACCCCCGCGCTAGGCGGGGGTGCAAGGTTGAAGAAGCTCAACCACCAAGAGGAGTGCCAGAGGCACCGACAGCGAGGAGGCACTGTCAGGTCGAAGTGTACTACTTAATTCTCCATACCCGCAAGCCTTTGACCCCATTCTCAATCACCCCACGCATTTCTACAGAATATTTTAGTCTTTTAGTTACAGCTACCAACTCTGTTTTTGCGGTTTCTAAATCTAAGCAGGGGATAAAAAAGGTTCGCCCCGGCTTAAACTTACTCCAATCAATCTCAAACGACAGGCCGTGGACTCTCATCGTCAGCGGGTTTTAGCGACTCAACATAGTCGTCGGTGTTAATAAAGTCCCCTTTGGAACAATCAAACATAAGTGCGTCTGTAGGCAGTCCTTCAATCTTAGTGCCTTTAGCCATGCGCTTTTTGACCGTCTTTTCGTATATGCCCTCGGCGGCTAGGGTATTTAGCACATCCTTAAGTGTGATCTGGTTTTTGGTACAGAACTGCCGTAGGTGCTTGGCACTAATAAATAACTTCTTGGTATCTGGCTCTATCCGTGCAAGTAAGTCAAACTTCGGCTCCAAAATCGGCAACTGAGCCATTCCTGAACGCTTGTCAGCAGCGTCGTTAATCACAAGGATGCTCCCCCGGAACTCATTTAAGAACTCGCCTATCGTGCTGGCTTGGTTTGTAGGAGGTGCCTTAATCTCATGACGCATCTTGGAAAACTCAACAACCATCCACTCAAAGACCCTTTTAATATCAATGTCAATCAGTCCAAGTTTATTAGCGATCATGGCCCCTGCAATATTACAGGCGGCAACACCAGACCAAAACCGCTCACGACCACTAAACTTAACCTTCTTATCAATAACAATCTGCACCTGCTTAACCATATCTATGGCTTCTTCAAGGTTAGATACTAGCCATTGCAGGTAAACCCGCCCTGCGTGCCCGTAGTTGTTATCTAATTGGCTAAATATTTCGTCGGCTTCGACCTTGTTCATGACGCTATTAACAGGTATTTGGAACTCAATTAACCGCATTAACTCGCCGTCGGGGGTTGATTTAAGCGATGCCAGCTTGTCATAAAAGGATGCGTTAGAAGTACATACGCACAGTAAAGACCACTTTGATGTGTTGAGCCGCTCCTCGTTAGACTGAGACTTCATCCGGTTACGGGCACGGCCTTGCGACACGGCGTAGACAAAGTCAGAAAAGTGTTCCGCCTCTACGTTAGTTATCTCGTCGCAACTAATTGGCAAGTTACCCATTACCCCCATCCTGTGCAGCTTGACGTTTATGGTGTCTTTAGCAATAAGCATCTGCTCTTCGGGGTGCCCGTATACGCTGTGCATAACCTTGGCTACCGTGGTTTTACCTGTCCCTGATACGTTATTAATTAGGTTTATAACTGCGCCTTTTAGGTTTAAGTGGGTTAGAAGCGGAGACCCAAACGCCGTAAAAAACCCAAACGCATGTGGCTCCATGCCGGGGCGGTTGTACACATTGGCTATCTTTTTCCATTCATCTAACGTGCCCATTGGCTGCATGTACTCTGATAGTGCCGAAGTCATTGAAGAAGGGGGGCTGTATTTAATACCTTCCGCCGTTATCTCTTGGTCTCCAACAACAAACTTGCTATTTTTGTCTGCCCATCCGTATTGCATTCTCATTACCTCCACGTCAGTTTTGTACTGTAACTCGTTAACAAATTTAATGATGTACACCATGATGGCATCCATCTGCTTTTGAAGTGCTGCAACGCCATAAAATCCTAACTTCTCCCGTAACTTTTCTTTAGTCATTACCTCTGTAATCGGCAACGCAAACTCTTTAACTCCATCCTTTGGTAGGTGCAGTCGTATCCAAGCAACCTCCCCTTTCTGCGGATCTCTCATCCGCTTAACCACATAAATGTCGTGCTGATAAACTAATATGGGGTCGTCATCTGCCATTTCAATATAGACACCACCCTGCTTGCCTCTAAAGTAAGGGAAGGGGTATTCGGGAATTGTGATCTTTGTAACCGGCACCTCGGGAGACTTTGCTTCTACCTCAACAAAGTTATCCTCAGCACGGGCTTTGACAACCTTGCGCCCCAACGCAATCGGCCCAACTATCTTGCCTTTGTGGGGGCAACCCTCGCACCCACTAGGATTCCACTTCTCAAACGTGACGCACTTCTGTGGGCCACCGGTATCCATAGCCTTACGGATAGTCTCTTGGAAATCGTATTCATGATGACGCTCTGAGATCTTATGAATGGCTGTATCTCTATCTTCACAAGCCCACGCCACCGACAACCCAGCACGCCATAACTCATAGTTAACTGTCTCTTGCTCTGTTGCTATCTTATGTATCTGGGCGCACCCTTCGCCTTTGATAGTCTTTTTAATAATTATCTTGAACCATTTCTCCTCGTTGTTAGCAAGGGCTTTGGTCAATTCATTTAGTTCCTGTCTTGGTACATTAAACTCAGGCGGCGCAACAAGAACACCAAGTTGGGACTTGATTGTTTCGTACTCTATTTCATCTGATAAACAGATAATAGATACAGGTTTAGGTGGGTCATCCTTAAAGTTTAAAGTCTCAGGAACCCTAAGTATCGAGGCTAAGTCTGATGTACGAGATGGGTCAACATGAAAGTCGTACTCTTCGCAAAGATACTTGATGCGCTCAGCAACGGGCTTCCACTCCTCAGCAGTTATAGTTCTACTGAGTCTCCAATAGATATGCAGCCCCCGCCCTGAGTTAACAACTGTCGGCCTAGGTAGTCCTGTTACCTTGCAAAAGTTTTTAAGGGCAGCAAGTCCTTCGGCTTGACTCGGATAATCTTTGCTCTCACCGCAATCAATGTCCAACCAAAAGGCTTTAATATATTTGGCGTTCGGTTGCGTGCGTGATTTGTTTGTCTCGTATTTGGAGCACGCAAAGTATGCGTTGTACTCGTCTTGCATTAAGCCAGCAATTGCTTGCTCACATTCATCCAATGTTTCATGGAATGTCTGCTTCGGCTTACTTCCTGTCTTTAGCCCAACAATGCAATACCATCCTTCAGATGGAAGCACCGCCGACAGTAAATCTGTAGTTGCCATTTGCCGCCCTTGCGCCGCAGAAAAGAAAGGGCATCAGGGGGTTGCGGCGATTAACCCCTTTTCGTTCCGTCGAACTAGATGCCCGTGTTACTAAACGCTAAACTTAGCCTTTGCCAAAACTTCTTCAATCCTTGCAATTTGTTTCTGTCTTGGTATTTCTAAACCTTTGAACCATTTGTAGATGGTCATTCGGCTTACTCCAAAATAACTAGAAACATCAGACACAGGGATTTCTCTAGCAATACACATTCGCCCCAGCATTACGCCGGGGTTCTCTGTGCTGGCTTCTGTGTTCGCCTTAATAATTCGGGAACTGTAACCACGACTGTCCGTCATTACTCGTCATCCGTAGCCCAGTTGCCCATAATCTCAGCGAGATCTTTTTTCTCAGTCGGCGCCTCCGCAGCCTTCTTAGAAACTTTTTTGGTTGGCTCAGGAACCTCTGCTTCGGCTTCTGCTTTTACTTCGGCTTTGTTCACACTAGATGCTACCGGGGCGGCAATTGCTTTCGGTTTTGCATCTGATTGTGAGGCAGTCATTACTATTGCTTGTTTTGCATCCAAGGTTGCACCTTGCTGTTTTGCTATTTCCCACTGCTCCTTGGAGAGGAAACCAATAGGCTTGAAGGTCAACTTGGGATTGTCGCTGTCCGAGTCAAATTTCATTTCGGTGACAATCATATTGATGTTGTATCCCTGTGAAGCAACGTACTTGGCATACTGCTCAAACGGCATCTTGTCGAGGTCGCCTTTGCCAAAGTAAGACTTTGATGGGAGTAACAATTGGTAGACACTACCTTTAATGTCGTCGGCTAATACAACTGCCAAGCGTTTTTCGTACCGGCATGCACGCGAATCGCCATTGCCTGAACCCTTAATGTTCTGTGGGCAGTTATCGCAGTTCGAGCCTTGTGGGCTTTCTACACTTGCATCAGGAATGATGCCGTCATTAGACCAGCAATCAGGAGGTGCTGCCTCACCGGCTACATATTTACCAGCATAAAACTTACGGGCAACATGCTTGGTTCCGTTAACTACTACAACATTCATAGAACGGCTTTCGTTCTTAGCAATCTCCTCGCCACCCACCATCATACGAAATACAGAACCGCGAATGGATATGCGCTTGCTACCACCGCCGCCACCTAGCGAACGGGTTAACTCATCTACACCGGCTTCTTTAATGTAGTCGGGTACTGCTTGTTGAAACAAACTAATTTCGTTACTCATTTATTTTCTCCTAATGGTAATTGCATACTCTTTTTCAACCTGAAGTCCGGCGGGATGCGTGTCCGGATTTTCCTCTAAAAACTGTTTCATATTTGATTGGTGTATACGACGTTCCAACAACTCCATTGCTTCGTTCTCCTTCATAAACGTATGGAAACTTTCCCAGTCGTTAGTCCAATACCGACTTTTAATAGTGCGGTAAGCAGTACCAAATGGTGTGCGAAAACTGTCAACCCCGGCTTCTTTGCAAATATCAAGCAACTCGGCATTGATAACCTTCATCTGCCCTTCAATGTTTTCAATCTGAATTTCCATATCACGCTTAAGACGGTCTCGCTCATCACGCATTTTGATGTAAACGGCGACGAGTTTATCTACGGAAATATCCACATTTTTATCCTCTTGGTTATGCACTCGGATCTATGTCCGATGTTTAATACTAATGGTAAAACTGTACTGTGTCAAGAACTAATTTCATTTTTATACAAATCAACTAACTGAGTGTGGACATTAAGTTTGTTTTGTAGCATCCCGTATAACTTTGTCTCTACTGGGCTTCCTGTGATGTGCACAACAGTCATCGGGTTCTTTTGCCCCTGTCTATGTATGCGAGCATTTGCTTGCAAGTATGTCTCAATAGAAGTAACGGGGGCATACCAAATAATCACGTTAGCAGCCGTCAATGTTACACCATGTGCGGCAGCTTGTGGCTGAATAATTAAAACTTTTGGATCAGGGTTTTCCTGAAAGCGCTTGATAATATCTGTTCGTTTGTTAACAGGAATTTGTCCGTTAATTATTTCTGATGTAATCCCATGCTTCGATAGGTATTCGCTAAGAAGCGTAATTGTGTGGGTGAAGGGGACAAATACTAGAACTTTATGAGATGCTTCTTCAATAACTTCTTGCACCACGCTGAGACGGTTTGAGACATCAAACTCCATTGTGTTACCGGAGTCGGTGTAGACAGCACCACCTGAAATCTGTAGTAATTTAGTAAGGTTTGTAGCAGCATTGACTGAGGAGACTTCCTCACCTGCCGCAGACAACAACATATCTTTCTTAAGAATCTGATAGTACTTTTCCTGCTGGGCCGTAAGCGGTGCGTGCCGTGCGGTGTAAGTTATTTCAGGTAGATCAATACACTCTTCTTTGATAAACCGAATGGCAGGTTGCAGTGCAGCAAAAACTGTTTGCTGAGAGTTGTATTTGGGTATCCACTTAAACCGACTAATGTTAGTCATAACCATGTCTCGGAACGCCCCAAAGAACCGTGGAACAGCGTGTGGAACAACCATCTTAGCCAAGCCGTAGGCATCTGTAGGAGATTGTGCAGCGGGGGTTCCGGTCATCATCCAGACCCATGTAGTCGGCTTAATTAGTTTCTGTAGCGTCTTCCAACGCTTGGTGTTCACATTCTTGTAGGCATTGGCCTCATCCACAATAATTAGATCAAATGTGCCATCCTCAAGAATGGTGTCGGCTATGGTCTCTACGCCATCGTAGTTAACGATAACAAACTCGGCATTACTATTGACAAGGGATTTGCGCTTTTCCCTAGCCCCATGCGCAACAGCCACTGTGCGGTGTAGGGCGCACTTAAACAGATCTGACTGCCAAGATGCTTGCATAATTGACAGGGGACAGATGACTAGCACCCGATTGACCAGCCTTTGCTCTATTAAATAGTCTGCCGCCCATATAGCCGCCGCAGTCTTGCCCGTACCCTGTTCGTTAAAACAGAACGCTCGTTTATGTAGGGTGAGGAATGAAGCCGTATCTTTTTGGTGAGCCATCGGGGGATAAGCCCCGGGCCATTTGTAGTCCCGTATTATCGGGGACGGTACATTCTTAAGGTTTAGTGTGCGCAGTGTTTGGGCTTCATGTAGTCCCCAATTTACTGCTACTTCGCTAACTTCTCCATTCTTTTGGACAACTTTGCTTTTCTTAATTGTCTCTGTAATGCGGCTAGGAAACTTAGTCCGAACCACTAGCACTTGGTTATTAATTATTTCCATACTTTTAAAGGTATTCTTTCTTTCTTAGACCCAGTTGATATAACGTAATTTAACCGGGAGTCATTAAATCCATTAGGAGGTTCCCAAAATACATCGCCACGCATCATTAGATACCAGTTGTTGTAGTTGTATGTTGGGTTAAATCCTGTCCTATAAATAATAGTGCCGACATTCATACGACCGCCAAAAATGTTTAAGGCTGATACTGATCTTATTGTATGTCCACCTAAGCAAGCGGCACTGGCACTGCCGGGAAAATATACAGGCCCTAAGAATACAGGCATCTTTAAATCTTTAG